CATATACATCAATGACAGGAAAAGCTAAGGGCACTGGCACTTATTCTTTTTATCCGTTATATAGCACAAGCCATGTTCTAGATGGCGCTCCTGATAATCATAATATTCCTGGTACTGGTAATCGTCCTGGTAATAGATTCCTATCACAGGTGTTTAATGGCACCACTCTGTACATTCATCCATTAGCTGGTTTATTCCAGGACGGTGCACATTACGAAGGTTCAAGATTTAGACCAATGGAATTCAAGGGTCTAACTGGCGCCAAGGCATTCCCGTCAATATTTGGTCACGAATCAGGAAGAGTTACTACTTACTCGTTCTACAATAATTATATTTTCGACGGTGTTACATCCGCCAACATATTCAGTAATACCGGTCACGGTCAAAGAACGGAAGCGCAGGGAGCTCCCTCGTCTTTCGGTTTCTTCCAGCCTACTGAGTTTCATGGCGTTGCAAGCGTAAAGGCATTCCCAACTACCTTTGGTCAAGCTAATGATCCGAGTGATTACGGTCGCAAAAAAGTCAAGCAGTGGTTTGGAGTAGCTTCTGCGCAAGCTCTCTAATTTTTTTAGTACTCCCCTAGTCCTTGATAAAGAGGATAAAAAGAGTGGAACTTTCGCTTGGGGTGGACTAGCTTTAGGAATTATAGCATATGATATATATGCCATAAAGTCCAAAAAGATCGAAACATTAACTAGAGCTTTTTGGAGACATACAGAGAATAAAATAACAGGAAGTATATTCACAGGAGTGTGGCTAGGTTTAACTTTTCATCTTCTTATAGAGAAGCTAATTAGAAAGAATTTTTCCTAAGGTAGGTACTATGAATAAATTACAAAAAGATATTTTAGAAAGAGCTATTTGGACAGCAGCACAAGCTTTTATTGCAGTCTATACAGTTGGTGGTGTTGACGAAATTAAGTCAGCAGCTACAGCAGCTGTTGCAGCAGCAATAAGTGTCGTTAAAGGTCTCGTCGCAACAAAAGTTGGCGATCCCGAAAGTGCAGCAACGATCAAATAATTGTTAATCTCATACAAGTCTCCAGCTGCCCATGCTATAATAGTGTGCATGCAGGAAGCAAGAACTATAAGCAGCCCCGCCTTAATGGCGGGGTTGTCTTATTAATGTCAGCCTTTTATACCTTTTAACCTGTTTATCCAATCTTATGAAGGATTCTAAATGTCAATGAAAGAAATAGAAGAAGCTATTAATACCAATAGCCTTCCACTCTCTGTCGCAGAAAAGTATTTAAAACTGTACATAGCAGATATAAGTTGGTCGGAACACATTGCTGCCCTATGGAAAAATTCAATGAACAAATTTAGTAACGAAACTGAAGCAAAAGATCACATTAAACGAGCAGTAGCCTGCGCTACTATACTTCCTCTAGTAGAAAATACGCCCATACCAGATCCACCCAGTAACTTACTATTCTGGTGTACCGCATGGAAACAATTCTATAGAGACGATTGGTTTAAGGTATTTATAGATGTTCTAAAAGAAGATCTTGAGATATCTAAAAATAGGAATAAAATAATAACACTTGGTATTGTAGAGCCAATTGACATAGCACCAATGACTAGACAAGCTTACAACTGGCTATACGAGTCAGCTGTAAGCCATGAGTGCATAAATGATAATAATCGTGAGGATATTGAAAATAAATTCAAGAATATTGTTAAAGCATATGGCGGTGCTGTAATATGTAATATGTTTGTGAATCATAAGGTATTTGTCAATAAAGTATTCAACTGGCGAAGCGGATACTTTTTTGAAAAACAAATACATAAGGTGTATACGTTAGACCAGATATGCAAAATAAAGTCAACAGAGATAGCTAAAATAAACCCTAAATACATAAGAAAAATAGAAAATAAAATAGGAGCATAACAAATGGAAAATATTATTCTTTCAAAAGAATTCGTTAATTCATACGCAGATAAAAAAGCACCTTGGGGCTTTAATGGTTTAGGGGAAATAGTCTATCGCAGAACTTATTCAAGAGACATTGAATCTCTAGGCCGTAAAGAATACTGGCATGAGACGATTGAACGCTGCATCAATGGAGCCCAAGCAATTGGGGCGAATTATACGAAAGAAGAAGCTGAAAGATTATTTGATTATATTTTTAATCTTAAAGGTATTTTTGCCGGACGGTGCTTGTGGCAGTTAGGCACACCCCTAGTAGAAAAAATGAGTGGCGTTTCTTTGGTTAATTGTTGGATGACAACAATCTCAAAAGTTGAAGATTTTCAGTTTTTAATGGACCATTTAATGGTTGGCGGTGGAGTCGGTTTTACAGTCGAAAGAGCTAGTGTTCACGATTTCCCCAAAGTACAAAATGTTGGCTATGTTCGCCATGAAAAGACTAACGACGCTGACTTTATTGTAGGTGATTCACGCAACGGTTGGTCAGCTTTGCTTGGTAAGGTTCTCAAGAGTTATTTTGAAACTGGAGAATCCTTTACTTATAGCACCATTCTAGTTCGTGGATATGGCGCTACTCTCAAGACATTTGGGGGAACAGCCTCAGGCCCTGAAGTTCTCATTGAGGGAATTCAAAATATATGTGAGATTCTTAATGCTAGAGTTGGAAAGAAAATTCGTTCCATCGACGCCCTAGATATCGCTAACATAATAGGCAAAATAGTGGTAGCTGGTTCTGCCCGCCGTTCTGCTCAAATCGCCATTGGAGATCCTGATGACTTCCTCTTCTTAAAGGCTAAGAATTGGGGTAAGGGAGATATTCCAGCTTGGCGTGCAAACTCTAATAACTCAATTTACGCAGATTCATATGATGAAATAATTGATGAATTCTGGAAGGGTTATGATGGATCTGGTGAGCCGTATGGTTTGATTAACCGTAATTTAATTCGTAAGAATGGTCGACTTGGCGAAAAAGTTAATGACAATAAAGTTATTGGAACTAATCCATGTGGGGAAATTGGCTTAGAAGACGGTGAGCCTTGTAATCTGGCTGAAATTTTCTTACCCAATATTTCTTCTAAGGAAGAATTATTTGATGTTAGTGCACTTCTTTATAAGACGCAAAAAGCCATTACAACATTGGCTTATCCATACAAAAAGAGCCGAGATGTAATTGAGCGAAATAGAAGATTAGGTCAAGGTATTACTGGCTGGCTCCAAGCCACGGAAGAACAATTGTCTTGGGTTGACGACGCTTATAAGAATCTTAAAGCTGTTGACGAAAAGTGGTCAAATGAAATCAAAATTAATAAATCAATTAAGTTAACAACAGTTAAGCCTAGTGGCACATTGAGCCTTTTAGCTGGAGTTACTCCTGGTATTCATCCAGCGTATGCGCAATATTATATTCGCCGCGTACGCATGGGCAGCAACGATCCGTTGGTTAATTATTGTAGAGAAAAAGGTCATAAAGTTCAATATGACATTGGATTAGATGGCAAGGAAAATCATACAATTTGCGTAGTAGAATTCCCATGCGAAACACCCGAACATGCGACGTTGGCAAAAGAAATGACAGCCATACAGCAACTCGAATGGGTAGTCCGCGCTCAAACAAGTTGGGCAGATAATAATGTAAGTGTTACGGTATATTATCGTAAAGAAGAACTTCCTGAAATCCAAGAATGGATGAAGAAAAACTATAAGAATAAAGTGAAGTCAGTTTCATTCCTTCTTCATAGTGATCATGGTTTTATTATGGCTCCGTATGAAGAAATTACATTGGACACATATAATAAACTAAAGTCCAAAATTAAAGATGGAATTAATTTTGCCGATTCTAGCAATATAGATTTATTAGATAGTCTTGAGTGTGAAGGTGGAGCCTGTCCAATTAAGTGACAAATACCATGCCTGAAAAAGAAAACTTTGATAATGAAGATTTTGAAAAAATATTTACTGAAATTGTTAGTTCAGATGAATTAAAAGATATGTCAGATCATTTTGAAAAAGATGTAAAACTTGGATTAAAGGAACTTCTTTTAATCCAGCAATCTTTATCAGATGCAATGAGCCATATATCTGAAGTTCTAATAAATGCAGTTGATGGAGAAGAACAATTAATAACTACTGGGCATAACGTTTACAGTAGTTTATTGTCTTCGCTCTATAAAATATCTGAAGATTTTAATGAATGTATGGTAGAATATTACTCTGATTTTGACATAGATGATGAAGGAGATGAAAATGGAATATGATTCAGTTAATGAACCCTCCATTAAAAAAGTTTTAGATAAAGGTTACGTAAGATTAGTAGACGTAATGGGTTCAGATCTTAGTGTAGCCAATGCCGCACGAGCTTCTTTCGCTAAAGAATCAACTACTTTATCTGCAAGAGATGCACGATTAATCGATTATTTAGCAAGAGAAAATCATATGTCACCTTTCAGACATGCGTTTATGACTTTTGAAATTAAGGCACCGTTAATGGTTGCTCGTCAGCATTGGAAGTATGTTATTGGATCTGATCATACTATGGATTCATGGAATGAATCTAGTAGAAGATATATAACTTCTGAACCTGAATTTTATATTCCATCACAAGAAGAATGGAGACTGGCACCAGACAATAAAAAACAGGGATCCGGAGGACCCCTTGACCCTTGGACTGGAACGCTTTTGACTCAACAATTAGAAGACTATATTCAACAGGGAGAAGCTCTTTATAATATGGCAATGCAAAATGGTGTAGCAGCTGAACAAGCAAGACTATTCCTTCCAGCATATGGAATGTATGTCATTTATAGATGGTCATGCAGCCTGCAATCAGTAGCCCTATTCCTAAATCAACGCCTTGAAGAAGACGCCCAAAGAGAAATTCAAGACTATGCTCGCGCTGTTAAAGATTTAATTATTGATAAATTTCCTGTATCAATACCACTATTAACTGGTGTATCATGATAATAGATGCAGTTAGAATAATTCTATTTGTAATATTCATTAATTGGGCATTTACGATGCAGTCCATATCTCAATCTGCAACTAGTACAAAGAATAGGAAAATAACAATTATAATATCCATACTCGCTTCAGCAATTGCGGCTATATTAGTTCTATGACAGTTACAAGAAAAGACATTCAGTACATGCAGATGTGTACTGCCGTAGCTAATATTTTTTCTACTTGTGGAAAAAGAAAATATTCAGCAGTGTTAGTTGATGTACAGGGTCATATAGTTGGAGTAGGCTATAATGGTGGACCTAGAGGTAAGAAACATTGCGAAGATGGCGGTTGCCCTAGACTAGCAGAAAAGTCACCTAGTGGATCTAACTATGATAACTGCATAGCAGTACATGCTGAAGCTAATGCATTACTTCATTCTGATTATTCTAGTAGACCAGAAAAAATATATATAAATGGTCCTCCATGTTTTTCTTGCGCTAAACTAATAGCTAATTCAACAATAAAAAATGTCTATTACTTATATGATGAATCTTATAAGGATTGGGACAACGTAAAGAAATTTTTATCAGAATGTTCAATCAATTTATTCGAGGTCAATAATGCCAGCAGCTAAACTGAATTATATGGTAGTATATAAAAATCATAGTCAAGTTTACGGATGTTCATCTAAAAAAATAGCACTTGATAGTCCTCCTCCTGAAGGAATGTCTTTGGAGGATAAGAATATATTTTTTGTAACATTTGAACCAGACACCGACAATATCTGTTTGTATAAAGTAAGTAATGATCAAGAAAGTAATGACAAGGAAGCAAATGAGTAAGAAAAAAATCTCAGTAAAATTGAATATAGGGGAAACTGCAATAGTGATTAGCCATGAGCTAGCTATGCACATAGCTGAAACATATGATTATTTAGCTACTGAACATCAAGATGAACATTCAGATTCATTTAGAGAAATAGCAGATCATATAAGATTTCAAGCTAATGAAAATCACTACAACGAATCAGATACTGAATATGAAGAATGGTAAAATTACTTTCTTGATTAGCTCTTTTATTTTGGGCGTTTCAATTGCTAGAAATAAATCTATCAATTCTTTAAAACCCAAGAAAAAAGATCCAACTGTATATCAATATAAAAATAGATTGAAAGAGTTTTATGACTCCGATTTATTATTTGATATAGAACAAGAATTCTTGTCTTTAGTAGAATTCGGATTAAGTCCCACATCCGCTTTTGATGCGGTAATTGAATTTGGAGAAATAAATTGATAGACCTATGCGTAATTAATTACAATACAAGACCACTGCTGAATAGGTTTCTAGACTGCTTACACAGTGATCTGCATGATACTCCTAAGGTTTGGAATCTATATATAGCAGACAACGGTTCGCAAGACGACAGTGCTAGTTGGTTAAAATACAATTATCAAAGATATAGAATTAATAAATTCTATCACAATGATAATATAGGATATTCTGGAGCTTGCAATCAATTGGCAGCTGAAGGCTCGTCTGACGTGATTGCACTACTAAATGCTGACGTATGGATGACTAGTAGTTCTATGGTAAGAGCTCAACAAATTTTTGATGAGAATCCAGATATTCATATTCTAGGTCCCAAGCAAAGAGACGAAAATGGATTGATAACGCACGCCGGAATCGTGGGAACCAATACAGCTCCAACTCATCGTGGTTGGAGACAAAGCGATTTTGACGATCATCTTTACAAAGATAGAGTTCCATGCGTTACGGTCTCAGGCTCCGCATACTTTATCCGTAGAGAAGTTTGGAATGCACTAACAAACCATCCCAAGTATCAAGAGATGTATCCAGGGGTAACAGGCGCATTTCTCCCTACCCCTCATTATTATGAGGAAACCTGGTGTTCATACTTTGCCAGACACTTAGGTTACAATGTGGTGTATGATGGAAGTGTATCCATCGGGCACAGTTGGCATAAATCTTCAGTTGTCGGCGGAGAAGCAGATTCTAAATTTAAAGAAAGTCAAGCATTATTTCGCAAAGCATGCGACTACATTGGAATAGAAAGAGATTAACATGACAGATAAACTAAACCCTTGGATCTACAACGCAGAGGTCAAGAAAACAATTGATGGCGATACATTTGATATTGTTATCGATTTGGGATTCGATACACTAAAAAGAGGTAGAGTTCGTCTTTATGGAGTAAATACTCCTGAGAGTCGCACAACTAATCTTGAAGAAAAGAAAATGGGTCTAGCTGCAAAAGAATTTACTGATCAGTGGTTAACAGCCGCCAATCATAAAGTTAAGATAGAAACAATTATTGACAAGAATGAAAAGTACGGAAGAGTGCTAGCAAGAGTATGGAATCAAGCCGGAGAGTGTCTAAATGATGCTATAATAGCGTCTGGTCTTGCTAGAGAATACTTTGGCGTAGGCGACAAAACATTCACTGAATTCAAAAAGGACTAAAATGCAGACATTTATACCATATGCAGACTTTAAAAAATCTGTAGAAGTATTAGATTATCGTCGTCTTGGAAAGCAACGTGTTGAAACAT